CCTCATTTTACTTTGATAGAGCAGTTACGGTTGATGATAATGGTACAACTTCTAATTTAACCGGAGCACAATTTGCAAGTTATGATAGTGATTTGATTTTAAAACGAGACTATGATGATTCAACTTCTACTAAAATAAAATTATTTAGTACTACTATAAATTATTATGTTAATGGAACTGCTATTGAGTTCCAAATGCAATCTGATGGAGACTTTCACGCAGATGGTGATGTTATAGCATATTCTACTACAACTTCAGATAGACGATTGAAGAAAAATTTTGTTGAGTTAAAACCACAAGATTCTTTAGATAGACTATTCCAATTACAAGGATATGAATATGAATGGAAATACAGAGACGATGGTGTTCATTATGGTGTAATAGCACAAGACTTGATGAAAGTACTTCCACACGCAGTTAAAGAAAGAACTGTACCTTTTTATGATGGAAGCATGAAAAACCAAGATGATAATAACCAATATAAAGAAGAATGGAAGAAAGAAAATGGTGTTGAAGACGACAAATATTATACGGCAAGATATGAAGAAATTATTCCAGTTATTATTGAGGGTATGAAAGCATTACAAGAACAGATAGATGAATTGAAAAAAGATTCTCATGAACCACAAAACTACAAAGTACAATGTGAGAGAATGGAAAAAGAATTAGATAAACTTAAACAAGAAGTTGAGGAGTTAAAAAATGGCTATAAAAACAGATAGTTGGACAATTCCAGACACTGGACTACAGATGTCTGCATCATATTCAAATATAGATAGATTTGAATGGACTAAGAATCGGTCAATAAATAATGGATTCGTAGGTAATCTTAATGTAAGGATACGACACTATGCTTCATCTCAATCAAGAGTAGATGGGTTTCAACCAGTCATGATACAATCATATCAATTTGTTGCAAATATAACTGGGTCACTTGATTCTGGTGGATTTTTTGGTGAAATATATGATAAACTAAAAGAGCATACAGATGGGCCTTTTAGTGGTAGTTCAGTAGAGGATGTGTAATGGCAGTACCATCATCGGGTGAAATAACCCTTTTGAAAGTACATAGGGAATTGGATTCTGATACTTATTCTGGTTTTCCAGACCCAACTTCACCATCAGCAGATACATATCCAAGTAGTATGGGGAATGCACCTGGTCCAGCATTTAACAATACGAGTTTAGAAACTCTATCAACAAGTCCTACAATTAATGATAATAACGCTCCAGCAAATAGACCTAATGAAACAGCACCACATCATTTGTCGGAGTGGTATTCATATAATGGAGATGAACCATCGGGAGGAACACCACCACCAGGCCCCAGAGGCCCGTGTTTTACCGCCGATACAATGATAACATTAGCAGATGGTACTAAAAAAAGAATTGATGAAATTGAAATAGGAGATGATGTTAGAGTTGTTTCGGGTAATTGGCCAGAACCACATCCAACTGGTTCAAGTTGGACACGAATGGAAACTTTTTTGTGGAATGATTCGGATAGTTGGAATCAACCTATTACAGATTCTAATGTAGTTTTTACATCATCACAAGTTAATCAAATAGAATCACAATCATTTACCGAGTATGAGCAATATGAATTAAATAAAGTAGACCCAAGTAAAAATTCTTGGGAAGATGGATATACTATAGAATATAAAACAATTAAATCAAGTTTTGGTCACCCATTTCTTATAAAACCCAAGTATTCAGATGGAAGGTCTGGAACAAGAAATGATACTGATGATGGGTATTTATGTTTTAAAACATCTAATAAGATTGGTAAAGGAGACCAGATGTATATTTCTGGTAGTGGATTTTTACCAGTAACGAAGAAAAAGTGGGTTACTGAAGATACTGCGATGTACACATTTAGATGTGAAGAAAATTATGTTTGGATTGCTAATGATATTGTAGTTAGAGAAACATAAATATTTGAATAAAAGTTATTAGGTTGATATTTATATACGAATCAAACCAAGGATTGTAATGATTAAATTAAAAGATTTATTAAACGAAGGTGTTTTTGACAAGGGAATATTAAAAGTAGTATTTCTTGCAGGAGGACCAGGTAGTGGTAAAACATATGCAGCACGAGGATTATTTGGATTACCTAAAAAAATAAACCTATCATATACTGGATTAAAAATGGTTAACTATGATTCAGAATTTGAAAAAGCACTAAACAAATTTGGTTTTGGAACTGAGTTGGACGCAATGCCAGACGAAGTGTTTGCAGATTTAACGGGGTTTGATAAGAAGACAGACCAACCAGTTAAAGGTGTTCATAGTGGATTAAGAAATTACACAAAAGCATTAACAAAAGAAAGACAGAGACTATACGAGAACGGAAGACTTGGTATGATTATAGATGGTACTGGTGATGATTATGCAAAAATAGCAGACAATAAATCAAGACTTGAAGAAATTGGATATGATTGTTATATGGTTTTTATAAATACTTCTATGGAAATAGCATTACATAGAAATAATACAAGAAAAAGAGTGTTACCAAAAAAATTAGTCACCGATTCTTGGCACGCATGTCAAAAAAATATTGGAAGATTTCAAGGATTGTTTAAAGGAAATATTGTTGTTGTTGACAATTCAAAACATTTAGAAGAAGATGACGCAAAAAAGAAATTTGATTCCTTAGCAAAAACTTACATTGATAAGTTTGTAAAAAAACCAACAAAAAATCCAAAAGGAAAAAATTGGATTAGACACCAGAAAATACTTAAGAAGAGGAAATAGTTATGTTAGTAAACTTTGATGAAATAATAGAAGTAGTATTACACCACGAGGGTGGTTATGTAAATGACCCAAAAGACCCAGGTGGCGAAACAAATTTTGGAGTAGCAAAAAGGTCACATCCAGATGTGGACATAAAAAATTTAACAAAAGAAGGTGCAATAGAAATCTACAAGGAACACTATTGGGATAGAAATAAAGTAGAATCTCTTTCAGAAGACCTAAGACATATTTATTTTGATATGTGTGTAAATCAAGGTAGGGGAAGAGCAGTAAAAATATTACAAAAAGCAGCAAATGCCAAAGGAGCAAATCTAAAAGTAGATGGTGGAATGGGGCCAATGACAATAGCAGCTATGAATGGTGTAGAGTTAGATAGAGTTAGAGCGTATAGAGTTAAGTATTATGCAGATTTAGTGACTCGTAAACCAGATTTAGAAAAATTCTACTTTGGGTGGTTCAGAAGAGCTCTTGAAGTTTAAAAAAGCACTTGACATATATAGGCAAAGTGTCGTATATTTACATAGATAGATTGGGAAATTACAACCATTATGAGTATAAACAAGTTAACCAAAAGTTTAGTTAAAGACATTCTCAAACAAGAGGATGAAAGTATTAAACTAATGGCGTTTAATAAACTTGACGAGTTAAAATTAACAAAAAATAATGTAGTAGTAGTATATCCAGGAAGATTTCAACCTTTTCATAAAGGACACTACCATTCATACTCACAACTCGTTAGTAAATTTGGTAAGAATAATGTTTACATTGCAACATCAGATAAGATTGAAGCAGGTAGGTCACCATTAAAATTTAAAGAAAAGAAAGTTATTATGACAACTATGTTTGGTGTACCATCATCTCAAATAGTTCAAGTAAAAAATCCATATGCACCATCTGAAGTATTAAAAAAATATGACCCAGACTCTACGGTATTGGTTGTAGCAGTAGGACAGAAAGATAGTAGTAGGTTACTTGGTGGTAAGTATTATCAAAGTTTTAAAGGAGAGAAAGATTTTGATACATATGAAAACCAAGGATATGTTATAATAGCATCACCACTACAATTAAAAATTGGTGGTAAGTTAATTTCTGGAACAATAGTAAGACAATTATTAGGAAAAGAATTGGACGATAAAGTTAGACAGAATATGTTTAAAACTTTATTTGGTAAGTATGATAAAAGAATTGATAGTATTTTGAGAAAGAAATTTGAAAGAAAACTAAGTTTCTTTCCACAAAAAATTGATAAAACTGATGGTGAAAAAAGAATTTTAAATGATAAGTTGATAGATGCATTTATGAATGAATCAAGTCAAGGTCTTTCAGCAACAGATGACGGGCCAACCTTTATGTACCCAAGTCATAATACATTTATGGCATCTGCAAAAAGAAGAGCAGAAAAAATTGGATATCAATTAGTAGATTTTGTATTAGGAAGAGAAGATTTCTATGACCATCCTATATATGTTGATGCAGTTAGTTTCTTTCCAGCAGGTAAAGCAGGTGCTTTGTCTCCTATTAACAGAGCAGACTATAAAGGAACACAAGCATATTCTACTTGGAAAGCTCATATATCAAAGATAGCAACCCAAGCTGGATATGAGTTATTAGCATTTAGTAAAAAAGAAGAAGAAGAGTCTAATACTTACCAAACAACACAAAACACAAGGAGTTATTATTAATGGGTGGAGCATATGGACACCTTTCACATCCCTTTGATGACAAAGATATGACATTTGGGGATATGAAACAATTAGTAGATTTAGCATTACAAGGTAAACTTGAGTATGTCAGAGAAAAAACCGATGGTCAAAATATAATGGTAAGTTGGAAAGATGGTAAACTTAGAGCAGCAAGAAACAAAGGACATATAAAAAATGCTGGAAAGAATAGTTTAACGGCATCTGGAATAAAAAATATGTTTGCAGGTAGGGGTGATATAGAAGACGCATTCTTTTTTGCTATGAAAGATTTAGGAAAAGCAATTGGTAAATTAAATAAAAAACAAAGAGACAAGATATTTGGACAAGGTACTAAGTTCATGTCACTTGAAGTAATGTACCCTAAAACAACAAATGTAATACCATATGGATTATCTATGTTATATTTTCATGGTGTAAAAGAATATAATGACAATGGTGAAGTAATTGGAGACGACAGAAGTGCAGCAACAAAACTTTCTGGAATGATAAAACAGATAAATCAAAGTGTACAAAAAACATATACTATCTCTGATATACCAGTAACTAAATTACCTAAAGTAAAAGATTATTCAAAGAGAAAAGGATATTACTTTAAAAAAGTAAATTCACTAAAAAATGAATTTAGTCTAAATGATAGTGATGTTGTTTCGTTATATCACCAACAATGGTGGATGGAGTATGTTTTAAATGGTGCTAACTCATCGGATTTTCCACACATAACAAATGATGTTATGGTCAACTTAGTTAAGAGATGGGCATTTTTTGACAAGTCATACAAAATACCACAAATGAAAAAAGAATTAAAAGAACATCCAAAATTTTTAGAGTGGATATTGTCTACTGATAAACAAGACCACACTAAATTATATAAAAAGAATATGGAACCATTTGAAAGATTATTTCTTGAATTGGGTGCAGAAATTATGAAGAATATGACTAACTTTTTATCTGCAAATCCATCCAAGTCAACAAAGATTATGATAAAAGATTTAAATAGTTTGATAAATAAAATAAATTCGTCAGACGATGTTAATGTAATAAATAAGTTAAAAACACAACTTGACAGACTAAATAGTATCGGTGGTTTTGATGCTATTGTTCCAAGTGAAGGAATAACATTTGTATTTAAAAAGAATTTATACAAATTTACTGGAACTTTTGCACCTATTAACCAAATTATGGGACTATTTAGATATACAAGGTAGGAGAAAATAATGCCACATTCAATGGAAACAAGAAAGAAGATTTCCGAAGCTACATCTAAAGCGATGAAAAAAAAGTGGCAAGATTCTGAGTTTAGAAAGAAAAATGTAACATCAAGAAAAGGAAGAGTAGTAACTCAAAAAACGAGAGAAAAAATTTCCAACTCTTTGAAAGGAAAACCCAAGTCGGAAAAACACAGAACTGCACTTAAGTTAGCTTGGAAGAAAAGAAAAAAACAATATAGTTTATATCACGAGGAATAAGGTTATGTCAACAAAACATGAAGAGAAGGCTTTACAGTCAATACTTAGGGGTGAAGCACCCGAAAAGAAAATCATGGTAGGTTACCAGAGTAATAAGAAAGAACCAAATAAAGATGGTAAGACAATTGAATCACCATTGACAGATATTATGAAAGAGGCTCGTATGCCTTGGTTTTGTCCAAAATGTGACAAGATAATGAAAAAGAAAGTTGATGATAAGTATTGGTTAAGATACAAGATGTGTTTAGATTGTTGGTCTGTAAAAGAAACAAAGATGAAGATTGACGGAACATGGCAAGAGTATGAAGATGAACAAGATAGACTTTTTAGACAATCTCGTGCTAAAGAAATAAAAGCAGAGTTAGTAGGGTATTTATCTATGGTCAAAGGTCAAGATATTGCACAAGAAAGTGGTGATTTAGAAAGATGGGGAATGCAAAATCCAAAAGATATTATTAAAACTATTACCAATGAAATAAAAAGAATTGATTCTTTTTTAAACGATGAAATTACATGGCAAGAGTTGAGTGATGGACAAAAATCTTAAACAATTAATTCAAAAAGAATATAAGAAATGTGCAGTTGACCCTATACATTTCCTAATGAAGTATTGCCAGATACAACATCCAATCCGAGGTAAAGTACCATTTCATTTATATGAGTTTCAGAAAAAATCAATACGAGAGTTAAAAGATAATAGATACAATGTTATTCTGAAAGCAAGACAGATGGGTATATCAACCTTAACTGCTGGATACTCATTATGGATGATGATATTTCAACAAGATAGAAACATACTTGTTATTGCAACAAAACAAGATACGGCAAAAAACCTTGTTACTAAGGTACGAGTTATGCACGATAACTTACCAAGTTGGTTGAAAGGAAAGTGTCTTGAAGACAATAGATTGTCATTAAAATTTGCCAATGGTTCTCAAATAAAAGCAGTAAGTAGTAGTGGAGACGCAGGTCGTTCAGAAGCACTATCTTTATTGATACTTGACGAAGCAGCATTTATTAAAGATGTTGATTCAATATGGGCATCAGCACAATCTACACTATCAACTGGTGGAAGTGCAATAGTACTTTCTACACCAAATGGTGTTGGTAACTTTTATCACAAGACATGGGTTGGTGCTATGGAAGGAACTAACGATTTCAATCCAATAAAATTACACTGGGACTTACACCCTGAAAGAAATCAAGATTGGAGAGATGAACAAGACCAACTACTGGGCCCTAAACACGCAGCACAAGAATGTGATTGTGACTTTATAACTTCTGGTAATACGGTTGTTGATGGTACAATAATTCAATGGTATGAACAAACTCATTTAAGAGAACCAGTAGAGAAAAAAGGATTTGATGGAAACTTTTGGGTCTGGGGATATCCAGATTATTCAAGAGACTATATGATTTGTGCTGATGTTGCAAGAGGAGATGGAAAAGATTTTTCTGCATTTCATGTAATAGATGTGGAGTCAATGGAACAAGTAGCAGAATATAGAGGAATGGTTGGTACAAAAGATTATGGAAATATGTTAGTAAATGTAGCAACTGAATACAATGACGCATTATTAATTATTGAGAATGCTAATGTTGGATGGGCAGCGATACAACCAGCAATAGATAGAATGTATAAGAATTTATATTATTCAGCAAAAGATTTAACAATTGTAGACCCACAAGTGCAGTTATCTCAAGGGTTTGATTTAAAAGGAAAAGATAAATTGGTACCAGGTTTTTCAACAACTGCAAAAACACGACCAATGATTATATCAAAACTGGAAAGTTACTTTAGAGAAAAAGCACCAGTAATACATTCACAAAGATTATTAGACGAACTATTTGTTTTTATTTGGAATGGTTCAAGAGCAGAAGCAGCAAACGGATACAACGATGACCTTACAATGGCATTTTGTATTGGGATGTGGGTAAGAGATACAGCACTTAGATTAAGACAAGAGGGTATGGAAATGACCAAGTTAGCACTTGGTGGTATTGGAAGTAATTCAAGTTTTGGTCAAGGGTATAGTGTAGATAATTCATTTGGACAGAGAAATCCTTGGGAAATGAAAGTTGGTAATGATGATGAATCACTTGAGTGGTTATTGGATAAGAATTAAATGAGTTCTTTGTAATGTATCTTACTATTTATATGTACAAGATTTTAGGTTAACTTAAGAGGAAATTATGGCAGACACAACACTATTTGGTCGTCTTAGTAGACTATTTTCATCCAACATAATTGTTAGAAATGTTGGGGGTAATCGTTTAAAGATAGCAGACACAGACAGAATCCAATCAAGTGGTAATTTAGCAACTAACTATCTCGCAGGAAGGTATGCAGGTATGCATATGCCAAACAATGTGGGTGGTTACAAACAAAATCCAGTTTACAATGCAGGTAGACTTGAATTGTTTTCAGACTATGAAGCAATGGAACAAGACCCTATCTTAGCATCGGCACTTGATATCTACTCAGATGAGTCTACTATGAAAAATGAAAATGGTGACCTCCTTGATATTAGGTCTGATAATGAACAAGTTCGTGAAGTTTTACATAACCTTTTTTATGATGTTATTAATATAGAATTTAATCTCTGGCCATGGATTCGTAGTATGAATAAATATGGTGATTTCTTTTTAAAATTAGATATCGCAGAAAAGTATGGTGTTGTGGGTGTAGAACCAATGTCAGCATATTCAGTTTCAAGAGAAGAGGGGGTTGACCCAAACAATCCACATGGGGTTACATTTAATGTAGAAGATGGAAGTAAAACAGCATCATTTAATAACAAAGCAAACGTATTACAAAATTACGAAGTAGCACACTTCAGAATGTTAACTGATTCTAACTTTTTACCTTATGGTAAATCAATGATAGAAGCAGCAAGAAAGATTTGGAAACAATTAACTCTTATGGAAGATGCTATGTTAATACATCGTATCATGAGAGCACCAGAAAAGAGAATATTCAAGATTGATATTGGTAATATTCCACCAGCAGAAGTTGATAACTATATGCAACAACTGATAAACAAAATGAAGAAAACTCCATACATTGACCAAAATTCTGGAGAGTATAATTTAAAATTTAATATGATGAATATGATGGAAGATTTTTATTTACCAGTTCGTGGTGGTGATAGTGGTACACAGATAGAATCACTTAGTGGTATGGAATATAACGCAATTGATGATGTTGAATACCTAAGAAATAAAATGATGTCTGCTCTTAGAATCCCAAAAGCATTTTTAGGGTATGATGAAGGTATTGAAGGTAAAGCAACATTAGCACAAGAAGATGTTCGTTTCGCAAGAACTATAGAAAGAATACAAAGAATTGTTTTATCTGAATTAACTAAGATTGCAATTGTCCATTTATATACACAAGGTTTTGATAAAGAAGACTTGGTAGGGTTTGAATTGAATTTGACTAATCCAAGTATTGTATATGAACAAGAGAAAGTAGCACTTTGGAGTGAAAAGATAAACTTAGCAGAATCAATGAAACAAACAAAGTTAATTTCTGAAGACTGGATATATAAAAACATATTTAATATGACTAAAGACCAAGTAGATAATGAAAGAGCATCTGTTATAGATGATATTAAACAAAACTTTAGAAAAGAACAAATAGAAACAGAGGGTAATGACCCTGCCGTTACTAAAGAATCTTTTGGAACACCACATGATTTAGCAACAATGCATCAAAAAGGTGATAGTGAAATGCCAGAAGGTGGATGGCCAGGTGGTGGAAGACCAAAAGAAGGAACAAAATATTCTACTGATAAACATCCAAGAGGTAGAGACCCCATTGGAAAGAAAGCATTAGATAAAACTTTTGATATTGATACATCAATTAAACACAAATATAAGGGAAATACACCATTAGCAAAAGAAAATAAAAATACTATAATTAATACTATAATAGATTCATTTCCAAATAATAAAAAAATACTAATTGAAAAAACAAATAAAGAACAAATGACAAAGAAAAGTGATAAAGAATACGATTTAATGAACGAAGATAAAGTTATTTTGTCAGATAAAGACATGAAATTAAAGTAACTTTATATTTATATATGAATTAACCTAAAAACTTGTAGGATATGGAATTGGTATGAATTATAAACGACATTCAAAGGTCAAAAACACAGGCCTCATATTTGAGTTGTTAACAAGACAGATTGTTGCGGACTCATTAAATAATAAAAATTCACACGCAGTGAAGATTCTTAAAAAATATTTTAAAAAGGGAACCGAACTTTTTAAAGAATATCAAATTTATCAATGCTTTTTAAACCAAAAGTACAATGATGAAAGAAAGGCAGATAAATTAATTGATTTGGTATTAGAACAAGTAGGTTCTGTAAATGAAAAACTTGTAAAACAAGAGAAATATAATCTTATAAAAGAAGTTATGGGTTCATATGACTTAAAAGATTTCTCTTCTGGTAGAATTACCAATTATAAGGTTCAAGCAAGTATCTATAAATTAATGGAATACTATAGAAATAGTAAAAATGTAGACCCAAGTGAGGTAGTTGATTCAAGGTTTACGGTGATAGAACATTTAACTTCTGGAAAAACAAAGAAGAATAGAGATAGTGAAATTAAAAAGTTGGTTGAAAAACAAGATAAAGATGTTCGTTATCTAACTATTAAAAATTTATTAGAAAAATTTAACGATAAATATTCGTCTCTTGATGATAAACAAAGAAAATTACTCAGTACATACATTTATAATGTGACTAATACCAATTCCTTGTCCGAATATGTGTACGGAGAATTTTCTTCTATTAAAAAAGATATGAGTAAGCTAATAAGTAAAGTAGATGATGATGTTACTATTATAAAATTAAAAGAAGTCATCAAGCAAATCCCAACCAAAACACAGACAAAATCTATGGTTAGAGATAAACAAGTGGCAAGTCTTCTTAGACACTATGAATTAGTAAAAGAACTAAAAAACTTATAATGGATAAGTTAAAATACATAGTAAAAGAACTCGTTAAACGAAATTTAAAAGAAGCAAATGTTACTGCTAATCTTGATGGTGGAGAAGGGCCTCCCAAAACACCTTATGCATTTTCAAAGAACAAGAAAGAAGATGATAAGAAAAAGATAAAACACGCAGAAAAAGTGTACGGATATACTAAAGCAAAAAGGGACAAAAAAAATTATAAAAAGTTTGGAGCATAACATGAATAAAAATTTATTAGTTGACTTTATACCATTCCAAATTTCACCAGAAATGATTAATGAATCTATGGCGAATAATAATGGTAAACTCATTGTAAAAGGTGTGCTTCAAAGAGCAGAAGCAAAAAACCAAAATGGTCGTATTTATCCAAAAGAAATTTTGATGAGAGAGTCAAAAAAATATATGGATTCTTTTATAAAAGAAAGTAGAGCATTAGGTGAATTAGACCATCCAGATAGTTCGGTTGTAAACCTACAGAATGTATCTCACAATGTTTTAGGTATGGATTGGGATGGAGACGACTTAGTCGGAGAAGTTGAAGTACTTTCAACTCCATCTGGAAACATTTTAAAAGAACTATTTCAATCTGGGATAAAGTTAGGAATTAGTTCTCGTGGTCTTGGTAGTGTAAAAGAAAAAGGTGATGTAAATGAAGTACAAGATGACTTTGAATTGATTGCATTTGACTTCGTATCTAACCCATCTACACATGGTGCATTTTTAAGACCA